GCACAAATAGGTTCACTATTAGGTGATCCAAAAATACCTAAACCAAACTTTACCGGCGAAATTCCAAGTGCAGCAAAAGCAGCACTACAAGCAGCGCAGGAAAAAGTTACAAAATCTACTATGGTAAGTTCAGAGGTAGCTACACTTTCTATAGACTTAAAACAAGCTCAATCACAATTAGAAGCGGCCGAACAATCATTACCACCAGGCGATCCTCAACTAGAAACTACTAAAGAAAAGGTACTAGATTTAGTTGCTAAACTTGAAGCCAAGAGCCAAGAGCTATCTTCGTTGACATAAATACATTATGCCACAATATATAGGATTCAGCACTTTAGGTGCCAATTTACCTAAAACTACTAATGCCCCTACCGGCAATGATGGCGGAACAGGTAATATTGTTCGGCAAAATACTGTAGGTAAAAAGTTTAGACTAGTAGACGAACCTTTAGTAATACAAGATTTTGTAAACGCATTAAATATTAGGCAAGGACAAAAAGTAGGTCAGCCTGGATATGGAACTACTCTTTGGTCATTTATTTTTGAACCCAATACTAATGATACACAATTTAAATTACAGACTGAAATCCAACGTGTGGCTAGTTTAGACCCTAGACTAATAGTAAACAGTGTGATAGCTTTCCCGCAAGAGCTTGGTATATTAATTGAAGTTGAAATAGCAGTGGCCCCGTTCAATGAAGCTCAAGTTCTTAGTTTATTTGCAGATACCAATCTTTCGCAGATTTTAATTCAATAATTCTTAAAAACCCGAGGTTTTAGGTATGATAAATACTTAAAAGAGAAAACATATGGCTACCAGCTCACGGCAATCAGCATTATTTGGAGTAAATGATTGGCAAGCAATTTACCAAACATTTAGAGAAGCAGACTTTCGTAGTTATGACTATGAAACTTTGCGTAAAAGCTTTATTGACTATTTGCGTCTATACTACCCTGAAACTTTTAACGACTATATTGAAAGTTCAGAATTCATTGCTCTATTAGACGTTGTTGCTTTTATGGGGCAAGGTCTTGCGTTCCGCAATGACTTAAATACCCGTGAAAATTTTATTGATACAGCAGAACGCAGAGATAGCGTTATCAAGTTAGCCAATTTGGTTAGCTATAATCCAAAGCGCAATTTAGCCGGACAGGGTTTTCTAAAAGTTATAAGCATACAAACTACACAGAACATCAACGACCTTAATGGAATCAATTTAGGAAATCTTCCTATACTATGGAATGACCCTGCTAACCCAAATTGGTTAGAACAATTCAACACAATTATAAATGCAGCATTAGTTAATACTCAAAGAGTAGGTCGCCCGGGTAACGTAGCAGACTTGTTGGGTGTACTTACAAGTGAATACGCATTAAAAATTCCTCAGGATACCTTGCCAATCGTGCCATTCACTAGCACGATAGATGGTATTACTATGAATTTTGAATTAGTAAGTGTTACCAGTGTAGATGAAGATTATGTTTACGAAATACCACCTGCACCAACAGGTACATTTAATATGGTATATCGTAATGACAAGTTAGGCTATGGTAGTCCTAACACCGGATATTTCTTTTATTTTAAGCAAGGGACATTACAAAATTACGATTTTATATTAGAACAACAAATTTCTAATCAAGTTGTTAACATTGGGGATATCCAAGGTGTTAATAATACAGACACTTGGTTATATCAATTAAATGAAAACAATGGTACAAGATTAGCTTGGAGAAAAGTAGACAATGTATACGCAGATGCTTACCTTCAAACTGAAACAAGTCAACGTAAAATCTTTGCGGTAGCTTCTAGATTCAATGACCAAGTAGCATATACGTTCGGCGACGGCGTATTCAGTCAAATACCTGTAGGAACTTATAGAGCATATGTTCGTGCAGGGAATGCATTAACATATACTATTGATCCAAATGAAATGCAAGGCATTTCAGTATCATTTAATTATGTTGATAGATTTGGAAAAACACAAATACTAACGGTAGCATTAGCTCTACAGTTACCTGTATCAAATGCTCAAGTTCGTGAACCATTAGCTCAAATTAAACAAAGAGCTCCTACTAGGTATTACACACAGAACCGTATGGTAAATGGTGAAGATTATAATAACTTTCCGTATACCTTATATAGTTCTATTATAAAATCTAAAGCTATCAACAGAAGTTCAGTAGGTGTAAGTAAAAATTTAGACTTACTTGATCCTACAGGAAAATATTCAAGCATTAATTCATTTGCTACAGATGGCGCAATGTGGCAAGATGATGCCAATGGTTATCTATCGTTAACTATAAACAACACCGGTAATATTATTACCTTTTTAACAGACACTCTTGGTTCGGTACTATCAAGCAATAGAACTACTCAATACTACACACAAAATTATACTCAATACACTATTAACCAAGCATCTGGAGATGGAGTAGTTTATTGGCAAACTAGTTCAGTGGATGCGAATTCATTAACTGGATATTTTTACAACTTAGTTTCTAATACTGAAACGTCAATTCCAATTGGTACGTATTCTACTAACAACGTTAAGTATATTACACCTGGTGCATTGATTAAATTTGTTGCGCCGAGTGGATATTACTTTGATGCTAATAATCGTCTAGTAGCCGGTATCCCTGGACCAAGCGAACAAACTTTTATTTGGACAACTGTACTAAGTGTTATCGGTGATGGATATAATAATGGTCAGGGTTCTTTTAGTAATGGATCAGGACCAGTTACATTGAATGGTTATGTTCCAGCTGGAGCACAAATAACTACTGTACTGCCTGCATTTGACAATTCATTATCTAATGCTATTATCCAAGAATGTATTATTAGAATGGAGTTACAACAAAATTTTAGTCTTGTTTTTAATAATGCATTGACTATTGCAGAAGATCGCTGGAGTATTAGACAGTATGATGATGCTAATTACTTTATCAATTTTTTAAGTTTAGGTAATACAAGATATACAATAAGTTATAGATCATTAAAGTATTACTTTGGTAGTGTACAAGATACTAGATTTACTTTTGACCGAGACAAGTTAGTTTATGATCCTTTTAGTGGAAAAATTTTACAAGATTTTGTAAAGGTATTAGCCACTAATACCCAGCCAAGTAATAACTATCCTTTAGCTAAAGATATTCAAGTAAATATTATTGGTCAAACAGTTGAGAGTGATGGATATATTAATGATTTTGAAGTTGAAGTTGCTAGTACAGATATTAATAATCGTGGATTAATAATAAATCCTACATTTTTCCAAACGGTTACTGGTTATACAACCGGCGGAGCAAATACTGGGATCTATGTATTTTTTGAATTAGTAGAAGATGCAATTAATCTTTCACGCTATCAACTTGTTCCTAGCTCAGAAGTAGTGCAATATCAAACTAAAACTCAGATTGAAGTTGTAAAATATGATTATCCATTAGGTCAATTATTCTATGCATATGGGGACAACTTATTCTATACTTCGGTGCAGGATACTACAGTAACCACTCCATACTACTTACTAGTAGAGCAACCACAATATTCAATCAGACCAGGTAGACAGGGTTTACAGTTTCAATATAGACATAATAGTAACAATACAACTCGTATTGATCCTGCAACTACCAATATTATTGATTTATATGTAGTTACACAAGCATATTACACTAACTATCAAAAATATATTCAAGATACGACGAACACAGTGCCCATGCCACCTAAACCAACTATCAGTGAACTAACGCAGGACTATGGGCAAGTAAATGATTATAAAATGTTAACTGACAGCGTAATATTAAACAGTGTAATATTCAAGCCATTATTTGGACCTAAGGCGGCTGCTAACCTTAGAGGTACTATTAAAGTTATAAAAAATAATAACGTAAATGCTAGTAATAGTGAGATTCGTACAGCAGTTCTTACTGCCATGAATGCTTATTTTAATATTAATAATTGGAATTTTGGAGATACTTTTTACTTCTCTGAATTGAGTGCTTATCTGCATGATCAGGTTGGAGAATTAATTAGTTCTGCTGTATTAGTTCCAAACGATCCTACAATGTCATTTGGCGATCTATATGAAATTAAATGTGCGCCATATGAGATTTTCGTCAATGCTGCTACTGCCGATGATGTATTGGTTATTGCAGCGCTCACTCCCGCCGAGTTACAAATTAGATAATTATATATATGGCAACTAGAATCCGCACCCTAAACTTTCTACCAGAAATATTTCAAACTCCAACTAATGCTCAATTTTTAGCGGCTACTTTGGACCAACTTGTAGCTCAACCGCTGACTAAAACGATTGAAGGTTATGTAGGTAGTAGGTTTGGATATGGGGTTAATGCCAAAGATTATTATGTAACTGAACCAACGAAAGTAAGAACAGATTATCAATTAGATCCAGGTGTAGTATTCACTAAAACTAATCAATCTACAGCACAAGATTTTATTAGTTACCCAGGTATACTTGATGCTCTTAAACTTGAAGGAGCATTAACTGACAATAATAGTAGACTTTTTAATAGTCAATTTTACTCATGGGATTCGTTTACTAATTTAGATAAGATTATTAATTTTAATCAATACTATTGGATTCCTGAAGGCCCTGAACAAGTAGTAGTATCGTCTGATACAGTATTTGCTACTAACGATTACTTAGTAACTGATGTTATCAATGGGTATAATATTACACCTATTACTTCAACTGAGATAGGAACTACTAACCCAACATTAACATTGTTAAGAGGTGGTACATATACTTTTGCAGTTAATCAATCAGGTCAATTTTGGATTCAAGGTGCACCTGGTGTAACAGGGTATAGTCCAACTCAACCTAATTTACAAACTAGAGATGTATACGGTGTAGATAATAATGGTGCAACTATAGGAACAGTTACATTCACAGTTCCTCCAAAAGACGCTCAAAATAATTATAATTTTCCTGGCAACAACTTAGTTGATGTAGTAAGCGATATTCCCTTCAATCAAGTCAACGGTGCTAGACTAAGTGATCTAGGTGGTATTGACGGTGTTACTGCGTTAAACGGCTTAACAGTGTTATTTTATAATACAGGCATATCTAATGAAATTGGATTTACTTCAAATTTCTTTGACTACACAAATTATGATTACAATAATGATTTAGTAGCTACTGAAACTATTAATGTAACCGCAACATCATCGACCGGCAATCTTATTACATGTGATTCAACTAGCAATTTAATAGTTGGAAATTCAATAGTATTCTCAGGAGTCGGTTTTGGTGGATTGTCTATCTATTCTGAAACTTTACCTGATACATTATATTTCGTAGAAAGTATTTCAAGTCCTACTGAATTTTCAGTGTCATTATCAGTTGGTGGAGCGCAAGTACCTTTATCAAATGCTGCAGGTACATTAGTAGGTACAACTAATCAAGGACTGTTAGAAGAAGGTTTTTACACAACTGTTAACCAAAATTTCTATACAATAGAATATATAGGAGATTTAACAGATCCTGTAATCAGATTAATACCTAGTTCTCTTATTCCTACTAATCAGAAAATAACAGCAAGTTTTGGTACACAATGGATAAGCAGAGTTTTTTATAAAACTGCTTTTGGTATTATAAACATTGTTCCGTTTATAAGTGCCCCATTAGATACTCTATACTATCAAGATGGTACTAGTGCAAACAAAGTTGGTATAATTCGTATTATTGATAGTAATATAACGAATACGCTAGATGTAGAAACTGATATTTTAGGTCAGCCGCAATTCACTGCAACAAATGGTGTAGTGTTTACTAATGGATTAAAAGTAGTATTTCAGGGCGATGTAATTCCTGCAAGTTATAAAACTGGCGCATATTATGTTGAGGGCGTTGGTAGTAGCATAGAATTAATTCCAGTGAGTAATCTTATATCACCGGACCCCTTCACATCAAGTACATATGTACCATGGGATACTACAGCATGGGATATTGGTAATTGGGAAGGAACTTCATATATTCCTGTAACTCCTGATTACATTACTATTGCAAGAAATAGTATTGACCGTAATGCTTGGTCAAGAAGTAATAGATGGTTCCATATTGACGTAATTAATGCTACGGCTGAATATAACAATGATCCTACATTAGTTACATTGTATGCTACATCAGAATATAAGGCTAAACGACCTATAATTGAATTTTATCCTAACTTGCGGTTATTTAATACCGGCATTGAAGGTAAAGCACCAGTAGACTTCATTGATTTTAGAACAACTGATGCATTTTCCCAAGTTGCAGGGCAGGAAAATTATTACCCTGATGTAACAGCATATACTGGGTATGACGCAGTTATTGGCACAGTAGCATCAAATACTACTACCACTATAGTTATTCCTATTGAAAGTGTTCAGGGTACATTTGAAATAGGGCAATATGTTGCAGACTCTACAAATTTATTGCCTACTAATTCATATATTACCAATATCGTAACCACAACTACGACCGTTACTTTAACTATAGAATGGGAATTCTCTACATCATTTACCGGTACTAGCGTAGCATCAGTGATAGGTACTGACACTACTGTAGATAATTATGCTCTATTTGATGGATCACGCATAATATTTGCAGCCGATACTGACATAAATGTTAAAAACAAAATTTATGTATCTAGATTTTCTTCTATAAGTGGCTCTACTCCAGTTATTACGTTAACTGAAGCAACTGATGGAGAAGTATTAGTTAATCAAGGAACAGTAATATTAAGAGGCTATGTTAATCAAGGTTTTGATTTTTATTTTGATGGCTTAGAATGGATTGAGTCGCAAGAGAAAATAACGGTAAATCAACCCCCACTGTTTGATGTATTTGATGATAATGGAATTAGCTTTGGTAATACTGATTTATATGTTGGTACTTCTTTCATAGGTAATAAATTATTTGCGTATGGTATTGGTGCAGGCATAAACGACATTGTATTAGGATTTCCAATAAGATATAGTTCTGTAGATAATGTGGGTGATATATCATTTGACGTATCATTAAATTTAGATAAATTTAACTATGTGCAAGGTTCAACTCCTATTACGCAAAATGTTAATACTGGTTATGTGCATCAAGCAGTCAGCCGAACTGAATATATAAGACAAATTGGGTGGCAGACAGCAGTATCACCGAGTATTCAATATCAAATATTTGAATTTGAGTATGATGTATTAAATCCCACAACTACATTCACTTGCGATATCGCAATGATGAATACTATAGATACACAATGGCCTACTATTGAAGTTTATATTAATAATATTATACAAGATAATACTACCTATACTGTAACTGTAAATAGTAATTCTACGGTAGTGACTCTAAATGATACGATTATTGATAACACTGTAATACAAATATTATTATTAAGTGACCAAGTAAGCAAAACGGCATATTATAGTATACCTATTAATTTAAATAATAATCCTTTTAATCAAGATATAACTGTAGCTAACGTTGGAGATATTCGCGGGCAATATAGAAGTATGTTCTATAACAACCCAAATACTACAGGACAAGTGTTTGGTTCAAACAACTTTAGAGATTTAGGTAATTTAGTTCCATGGGGCAACCGCATTATTCAAAATAGTGCATCATTGGTATTGCCTAGCGTATTTTTACGCAAACAAAATCACAATTTGTTTAACTCATTATTGTTTAACAGCCGTGAATATATCAAATTTAAAACACTTTTAGTAGACACAGTTAATAATACAGATTATGTTCAACGTTATTCACCATCTGAAATTTTAGATAATGCACTAGATCAAATTACTTTTAGCAAAACGGATAATCAGCCCTTCTTTTGGAGCGATATGCTACCTAGTAAGGCAGCATATATTACTAACACATACACATTTGCTAATAGTTTAGATGTAAGTATATATCCATTAAGTAGAATTTATGATTTTACTTCAGCAAATTATTACGGAGTACTTGTTTACTTAACTAGGACAGTTAATAATATTACAGTAACTAGACAGTTAATAATTAATCAAGATTACACGGTAAGTACAGATTCGCCGTCGTTGACAATAACTTTAGATTTGTTGCCCGGTGATATTATTACTATTAAAGAATATAATCAAACATATGGTTCATATGTACCCAATACACCAACTAAGTTGGGATTATACCCTGCATATATTCCTAGTGTAGCATTAGACATAAATTATTCACAATCTACTTATTTTATATTAGGGCATGATGGTTCGTATAACAAATTATACGGAGATTATTTTCCTGAAACAAATATTTTGGTAGATTTTAGAGATCAGGCTCTACTAGAATATGAAACTCGTGTTTATAATAATTTAAAATTAAGTAGTGCTGTACCTGTACAAGAATATGAAGTATTGCCTGGTTTCTTCAGAGATACTGATTATTCATTTGACGAGTGGTTAGAGATATATAGTCCGGGGTTTTTAAATTGGGTAGGACAAAATCGTTTAGATTATAAGAGACAGATATATCAAACTAATAACGAATTTACTTACAATTATTGGCAGAGTGGTAACGCAATCAATAGAGAATCTATCTACCAAGGATATTGGAGAGGTATGTATCAATATTATTACGATACTTCAACTCCGAATACTAGTCCATGGGAGATGTTAGGATTTGTTAATAAGCCAAGTTGGTGGGAAACTAGATATGGTCCTGCACCCTATACCAGTGACAACTTAGTATTATGGACAGATTTATCAGAAGGTATAGATTGGAATGATGGTAACCCAGTTGTAATTCCTGCTGCGGTTAGACCTGAATTGTTGCAAGTGATTCCTGTAGATAGTGAAGGAAATTTATTATCACCGTTAAGAAATATAGTTGGTAACTATAATTCAAACATTTTCCAACGTGATTGGAAAGTTGGTGATGAGGCTCCAGTTGAATTCAGCTACCGTAGAAGCAGTTCATACCCGTTTGATTTAATGCGTATATTAGCATTAACTAAGCCTGCTGAATTCTTCAACCTAGGGGTAGACTTAGACAATTACAAATATAGCGAAGAATTTGGACAATATCTTGTTAATAACAGAAGTCACTTAGTAATAAGCAACGTTGAAATTTATGGTTCAGGCACTGCTAAAACTAGTTATATTAACTGGATAATTGATTATGAAAAACAAGTAGGAGTAGATGCTACCGCTAATATAACAACACTATTAGATAATTTAGATGTACGGTTAGTGTATCGCCTTGCAGGGTTTAGCGATAAAGCTTTACTAAAATTTTATGTTGAAAAAGGCACACCAAACAGTAGAAACGCATCGTTATTAATTCCTGATGAAAGTTATAGTGTTTTATTATATGATAATCAACCATTTAACCGTGTAATATATAGCGGGGTAATAGTACAAATAACACAATACGGGTTTTCAGTATTTGGTAATTCACAAACGCAAACATATTTCAGAACATTAAAACCATATTATAATGGTAAGTATGACCGTATTACTATAGATAATTTAAATGTTAAAGTGTCACAGGATCACAGTGATGTTGAGGTAATTGTTCCATATAATACCGTGTTTGGTACTGTGCAGGAAGTAGCAACATTTTTATCTAACTATGGAGCATGGTTAACAAGCTTAGGGGTAACCTTTGAGCAACAAGAAAATGAATTAGAAATTAACTGGAATCAAATGATTGCCGAGTTCTTATATTGGGCGCAGACTGGTTGGGATGAAGGTAGTATCGTAACATTAAATCCTTCTGCAAGAACAATTTCATTTAATAAAGATAGTAATATTGTACAACCATTAACTATTCAGCAAACTAATTTTATTTTAAATCAGAATTTATATCCAATTCAGAATAGAGATTTGGCTATTATTCGTGAAGAAACATTGTTTACTGCTACCGCATTAAATGATGGTGATACTATTTCTTATGCACAATTTAATATCAGTAATTTTGAACATGGTATTGTTTTTGACAATGTGACATTATTCAATGATATAATATATAACCTAATTACTGGATTAAGACAAACTCGTATTACGGTCAGAGGTACTAAGAGTGCAGATTGGAACGGCACAGTTGATGCTCAAGGATTTATTTATAATCAAGACAATATTAAAGAATGGAACAATACTGTTACCTATACAAAAGGTGAAATAATATTGTACAAAAACAAGTATTGGGTAGCATTAAAAATAGTTCAACCAAAACTTATATTTGATGAATTAGAATGGAAGCGTACAGATTACGATGAAATTCAAAAAGGATTGTTACCTAATAGTAGCACAAGAAGTTATGAAAGTACATTGTATTACGATGTAAATAAGGCTAATTTAGAAAATGATGCTGACTTATTAAGTTTCTCGTTGATCGGGTATCGTCCAAGAGACTATTTAGCACTTGCTGATTTAACTGATATTACACAGGTAAATGTTTATAAAAACTTTATTAAGAATAAAGGAACACGAAATGCAACCGATGCATTTAAGGGAGCAAATCTTCCTCAAGGTGGCATTGACTATGACATTTACGAAAATTGGGCTATTAAGTCAGGTGAATTTGGTGGAGTTTTAAACAGTAATTTTGTTCAATTTAAAATTAATCAAAATTACATGACTGGAAATCCAAGTATAGTTGGACTTACAAATGGAGTATATAACGAAGGTGTTCAACAAGAAGTTCCTATATACTCATTGTTTAATTATGGTAGACCTATAAACACAGTAAACATATTACCTACTATATCATCACAAGAGCCATCTACAGTTTATCCTACAGCAGGCTATGTTAACTTCAATGATGTCAAGATGTCATCTTATTTTTATTCACAGCTTCCTTTAGCAGTGGATAGTAATAATTTGGTAGTATTGTTATCACAATTTTATGTTCGTGATTATGTTTGGTTAGCAAATTACTTACAGCGTTGGGAAGTGTTTACTCCTAAGTCAATGGGTATAATATTAAATGTAAGTAACAACTTAAATGATACTGCAACCGTTACATTTAAAACTCCTCACAATTTAACAAGATATGAACCTTTTGCAATTGTTAATTTTTCTGATGCAGTGAATGGGTACTATATCAGTACAGTAATTGTAGACCAGTACAGAGTATTAATTACATTAAGTATTGACCCTTCTATTACTAATATTACTGGTCAAGGGGTAGGATTTAAATTCCAATCACAGCGTGTTGCTCAACCTAGTAACATTATAGATTTGCCATTATTAGATTCAGAATTTTTCAAAAATACCGTATGGGTAGATGAAAACACCGATGGCGGTTGGGCTGTTTATAGAAAAGGTATCAACTATCAATATCAAAATGAATTCACTAAATCTTCTTCAGTGACGTTTGGTAGTGCGGTAGCCACTAGTAGCCAACTAGGATATTTAATAGGTGATGCTACTGCCGGTGCTGTGTACCGCTATACATTCAATGACTTAACACAAGCTTATGATTTAGGACAAACGTTAACTTCAGGTACTTCATTTGGTTCTACTATCTCTCATAATAGTGACATATATGTAATTTCTGAACCTACAACTACCCCGAGAATTTACATATACCAACTTCAAAGTAGTACTTTATCTGACGATTTAATTTTGTACCAAGCAGCAATTGCCGCACCAGGTGGAGTTACAAATTGGGGTAGTGCAGTAGCAATATCAGGCAATACAAATTGGATTTATGTTTCTGATGTTGATAATAATACTGTACATGTATATAGAAAGTCAAACGTTGTTACTCCAGTAACCAATCTTACTGCAGGACAAACTTATATTATTACAACAGTGGGCACTACTGATTTTACTACAGTGGGTGCTACATCAGATGATATAGGAACAGCATTCGTAGCCACTGGGGTAGGCACTGGTACAGGTACAGCAACAAAGAGTACATATCAAAAAGTAACAACTATAGACGGCGATGCATTGTCATTGACTGTAGCAGGAGATAATTTTGGTTATTCTTTAGCGACAGACTATTATGGTGATACTTTAATTATTGGTACTCCTAATAAAGATTATAGCGTTACTATAGATAATTGGGGCTATGTATATGTGTTTGATCGTGCTGTACAAAATATCCAAGTACAAACTAATAGTGTCCCATTAACTCCGCAAATATTTAATTTAGCATGGACACCAACTTCATTATCAAAAACATTAACTGATACTAATAGCACTGGTAATTTATTAACATTGAATAGTACATCAGGTATTACTGTTAATGATCCTATTATCTTTACAGGATCAGGCTTAGCAGGAACAGAAATTGTTTCAGATCAAGTATATTATGTACGTTCAATTAGTGGAAGTGATATTACTATTAAAACTAGTAGATTTGCTACAGCGGCTGTAACTGTTGCTACCGTTTCTGCAATTACAGTTACTACTATAGTACAAAATACTCCAATTTATGTTTCAGTAAATGGAAATTTAGTAGACGATAGTAACTATGCTATCATTTCTAATACTTTGGTATATACTAGTACATTAAATGCAGGCGACATTATTAATGTAAGTGGTCAAGAATTTACATTGATGCAAACACTTACTACTGAAAATACTCCAAAAGTTGGTGTACATTTTGGTAACAGTGTAGATACAACTATCTATGCAAGTGAAATTATTGTCGGCGCGCCATATGAATTAGTTACACAAATTAAAGAAGGTGCGGTATATCGTTACACCAACGGCGGTGGCAAATACGGTATGATAATTGGCACTAGTACTGTCAATGTAACTAGCGCTAGAAATTTATTAATTAATGGCTTCTTAGTCACTGTTCCAATTGGCAATGCAACTACTGTAGCTAACGCTATTAATGCAGTGGCGATACCTAACATTGTTGCAACTGCAATTGATGGCAAGTTAATGTTATCATTAGTTGATAATAATCTAGCACAGGTAAATGAAAAGATATTATTAAGTTCAACTAATAGTGCAACACTAGGTGAATTAGGTATAAACATATTCACTCAAACACAGACAATAGAATGCCCGCATACTAATAGTCGCACACAGTTTGGTACTGTAGTTAAATTTAATGAGTACGGTAGCTTTGTTGCTAGTGCACCAGTTGGAACAAGATTTAGCAGTACTACTTTTGATTTTATAGATGATGAAAATCAAGATAATGACACTGTGTTTGATAACAATACCACTACATGGTTAGATACCTTCCCTAATGCAGGTGCGGTATACATGTTTGATTATTTGTCTAACTACAATGAGACTTTAATAAATTGTGGTAAGTTTGTTTATGCTCAAAACGTAAACAGTCAAGATTTAGAATATGGTCTACAACCAAACTATGGTACTGCTTTAGACTTTTATAATTATTCCGTAATTATAGGAACACCTGGATTTAGTCCTAGTAACGGTCAAGCAATAACATATACTAATACATTAAATCAGAAAGATTGGTCTGTTTATAGAAGCTCTTCTCCTGTAGTTGATATTACTAGTATTGGGAACATTCAATTGTTTAGTGCTCAAACTAATGAAACTCTAATTAACATGGATTACATTGATCCATTGCAGGGTAAGATATTAGGTGCAGCCAGAGAAAATATTGATTATGTAGCTAATACCGATCCTGCTACTTATAATAATGGGGATCTTGTTCCGAGTAATTTGGTATGGGGCGTAACACAAGTTGGTCAAGTTTGGTTTAACACAACTAATATTCGTTATGTTAACTATCACCAAAACAGTAATACTTATAACTGTAAATATTGGGGCACATTGTTCCCTAATAGTGATGTTGCAGTTTATACTTGGATAACATCTGAAGTACTACCTATTAATTATATTGGTTCAGGTACTGTTTACGATCCAACAAAATATTCAATACAATATATTATTAATCCAGCTGGTGCTCTAACTCCGATATATTTCTATTGGGTAAGAGATACAGGTATTATATCTCCTAATTTAGGCAAAACATTAGCAGATAGTATCATTGCTGCCTATATAGCTAATCCAAGAAATTCAGGGATAAGTTACTTTGCCCCGTTGTTACCTAGCGTATATGCTCTATATAATGCTGGAGATTACATAAACGCAAACGACTCAGTATTAAATATTGGGTTTGGCACTGGAACAAGTACTGATGTTGTTCATAACCAATACGATCTAATTAGAGCAAATTTTGCCGATGACTATTTGCCAGGACTGCCAAATACATATTTAGGTGAAACAGAACCTTACTCATTATATGCTAGATTATTAGACAGTTTATCGGGAACTGACACTTCAGGGCAAGTTGTACCTGATCCATTCTTACCACTAGCGGTGCAGACTGGTGTTCTTGTTAGACCCAGACAAAGTTTCTTCTACAATAGATTAGGTGCTGTTAAAAACTTCTTTGAAACATTAAACGAAATAGTAAAACAGTATCCACTTTTTGAAATTTCTGATGCAACATTTACATATGCTTCAGGTGAGTTTTTTGACACTACCAATTATTGGGAAACAATTAATTGGTGGGCTCCGAGGTATAATGACAATACTAAATCTACAATTCAGGTTGCTATCTATTCTGATTTAGCCACACTAAGTGTTACAGAAGGTACAATTGTAACCGTCGCAACAAATGGTATAGGTTTAGCTGAAACTTACATATTTACTAATAGTGAATGGATAAGAATAGGACTTACTAACGGGACAATACAATTTAAGAGTTCACTTTGGGATTATGCTTCAGCAAGAATAGGATTTGGTGATAACTTTTTTGACACTACCCCATACGATTCATATCCTAGCGAAGAAACTCGTTACTTAGTAAGAGCATTAACTGAGCAACTACCTTCTGAATTATTAATATATAGAAATAGAATATTGATTCTTCTCTTTGAATATATCGTTAGTGAAACAATTGAAACTCAAAATTATCTCCCGTGGTTAAATAAAACATCATTTGTTGATGTTGGGCATACTATACGAGAATTGTTACCTATTGAAGTTTTCCAAAGTGATAATCAAAACTTCTTAGAGGGTTATTTAAACGAAGTTAAACCTTATCATGTAGTCATTAAAGATTTCTTATTTAAATATACCGGTATTAATGTTTATCAGGGCAACATAACTGATTTTGATGTGCCCGCACAGTATAATACAAGTATACAGCGTTGGGTATCTCCTCAACTAGTGTATAGTAATCCTAGTGATGTTAATCAATATTTACCAACTGATCCGATATGGCAAGAACCTGAATATATTAATTGGTTTGAGAATTACGGCGTAAGTTTAACTGGTCAAGATGGTGTACAAATAACAACATTGACTTCTTATTTGGCACTTAACTCAGGTGAAATGTCAGTAAACAATGCACAAGGCTTTCCAATTAATGGTATAGTGCAAATTGGTACTGAACAAATTGGATTCTCCTCAGTAGATAGAAATCTAAATGTTTTAGTTGGCTTAACTAGGGGTGTTAACGGTACACCAATAACTAATCATATTCCTGGTGAACTAATTTATATTAATCTCCCTGCGGTATTGGTATTAGATGGTGGTAGAGGTTATACTGAACCTCCTAAAGTTGTAGCATATATTGATCCTACATTATATCCTGCACCAACTGTACCTGCTGTACTAACCGCAGTAATGAGTTTAGACTCAGTGCTGCGTGTTGATGTAATTAACCCTGGACAAGGATATGCTGTATTACCTAAGATAATCATTGATCCTTCTACTGTAATCTTTTTTGAAGGTAGCGCCGTAAGTACAACATATAATACAATTATATTGTATGCGCCGTTATTACAAACTGGAGATTTAGTGCAGTATAACGTTGCTCCCGGTGGAACTCAAATCGGTGGATTAGAAAGTAATCAATGGTATTATGTTAATTTATTAGAGACAGTGCCTACAGTTGTTGTAGCATTATATTCTAATTATACTGATGCAATTTATGATGTTAACCGTGTTAAATTATTAAGTACAGGATCAGGGGACCAATCATTAAGCGTAGGAGCAAAAGCATCGGCTATTTCTTCTGCTGCTCCAGCAAGAGAAAATAATATTACTTTAAGATTTGATAGAACTACTTACAATTCACAGGTTATAGATTGGCAAGCAGGTGCATACTACGGAGCGTTCTATGCAGGCGATTACTTCAATAGCGAAGCCGTATCAAGTTCATCAATTAAATTACAAAGCACTCAACCACTAATAAGTTCTATTTTAGCTAGTGCTCAAGGAGTAGCTTTTGAAATTGAAGATGTCAGAAATGACAGAGTAGTAACTTATTCGTCATTGATTCGTCAAGTAGCAAGTACACAAGCATCAGATGATTCAATTACTTTAACTACTTTCAGTAACAATCCATCGGATGTAAACGCATCAGGTTCTACAATTGGTTTTTATATTGGCATGCCAATTAAATTTAATGGTGCTGTAGTGGGAGGATTAGTAAACGGTACTGTATATTATGTAAACAGCATAATTGATGATACTAATTTTACAATATCAGAAAATAGCACTGGCAGTCCTATTAAAGCTCTATCAGACGGAACTGTTAGTGTTGCAGGGCTAGAATGTTTTGTAGGTGAAGTAACTGATACTGCAATATTATCAGTAATATATCCGGGTATTACAAATGTCACTGCTACTCATGCAGATACAAATACACTTACCATACCATTGAATCCAACTGGTACTGGTGGTACTATTGGATTTTATATTAACTTGCCTGTATTTTTTACAGGAACAATGTTAGATGGTGTAGTAGAAAATCAAGTATATTATATAACAACCGTTGTAGACAATCAGACATTTACAATGTCCGAAGAACAGAACCCAACAACATTAAACATTGTTTCTACAGATGGATCATCTGATTATATTACTACTAGCGATGATACTTCAGTACTGTCAATTAACGAACCGGTAATTTTTAATACCATGGTAATTGCTGGAGCAGAGTCTACTTCGTTTGGTGGATTAGTATCAGGAACAACCTACTATATTTCAAACATCGTGAATGCTAGTACATTCCAAGTATCTTCTAATATTAACGGGGCTTCACTAAATTTATCCACTGTAGCTGCATCTACAACTACTAGCGCATTGTTAACTAGTCAGAAAAATGTGGTTCAGTTATCTGACGATACTGGCAATGATATGATTATTAATATTAATTTACCAGTGAGCCCAGGTCAAGTAAATGGTCAAAGATTCACTCTATATCAAACTTCTGAACAATATGTTGGATTAACAGGCACAGACGGGGCATTAATAGATAGAACGATCGGCGCAGTAATAGGTACACCTGATATTATTGCGTTGACTACTTTAAGTGGCGGATTGACTGACATATACATTAATATGCCATTAGAGATATCTCAGGATATTGGATCATTAACAACTGGAACAACCTATTATGTAATTGATACTGGCACTATAGAAATTGAATGTACTTCAACTTCATCATCAACAAATGAAATAACATGTGATACTACAGAATCATTATATGTTGATATGCCTATCGTATTCAATGGAGTGGGTTTAGGTGGTATTCAAATTAATGTTGAGTACTATGTACATACTATAGTTGATGGGACACATTTCAAAATTTCTGAGTCTATAAATGGGACGGTAAAAACTCTACAAAATAGTAATGGCACAATGAATGGTGTGGGGGAACCATATATCCAAGTATCTACAACACTTAGTGGGTCGGTTGAACCAACAGGTGATTCACAACAGGCTGCATCAATTTCAGTTGCAAGCCCGGCTGTAATTACTGTAGCTGTAGCGCCTGCTGATGGTACAAAAGTTGAATTCAGAAGTACTGGAGCATTACCTACAGGACTATTAGAAGACACTACATATTATGTAGTAAATTCATCTGGCACTACTTTTGAAGTAGCATATTTACCTAGCGGATCACCTATTGACACTACCGCTAGCGGTTCAGGTACTAATATTGTCATTGTGACTGATACAATAACCATCAATCAAACTATATTGACTACTCCTGTATTTGATGTAAGTTATATTTTGGGAGGATACCGAGTTATAATAACTGATCCAGGGTTAGGATATGCTGTTAATAATACTATTACTATAGTGGGAACAGATATGGGCGGTGCTACTACATTGAATGATTTAACATTAACAGTTGAGTCAGTCAATAGCACAGGAGAAATCACAAGTGTGATTTGTTATGGTACCCCTCCCGGTGCAACAGAAAATTATTACTTAAAAGTTATATCACTAAACGAGTTTGCCGTATATTCAAATCCATTATTGACCGTGCCAGTAAGTGGTATTGGATTCTCTTATACAGGAATAGTTACAACAACTGTTACTGCTACTAATTTAAGCACTGATATTATAACAGTAGATGACACCAGTGAGTTCTCAGTTAATGATCCGATTGTATTTACAGGAACAGTAGTTGGCGGATTGGTAGTAGGACAAACTTATTATATCTTAGACAATGTAAATTTCACACCTACTACACTTCAAGTAAGTGAAACTCCAAATGGTTCAGTATTTAACCTAACAGTTACTACTTCACTTCAAGACTTTACTATGGCTAAGGTTGGAGATTTTGCTTTATTACCTGAGCCCTTTGTCTTTAGTCAAAGTATAGTTAAGTATAATAACCGTGTATATGTTTGTGTTGTGAGTAATAGTGATCAAGAATTTATTTTTGGTAAGTGGGAACTGTTAACTAGTGGTGATCGCAGATTAAATGCATTAGACAGAATCATTGGATATTATCAGCCTACTATAAACATGCCTGGGGTAGACCTTACTCAATTAGTAGATGGTATAATATATCCTAATAGCACATATTTAGGCAATGCATTTGCACCTGATCAACAGTTTGAAATTGATACTTATTTACAAGATCAGCCTTTCTATCCTACTGAAGTGCAATCTAAATCTGTAGTTTGGAATGGTACTAACTATTTTGTAGTAGCAGATACTTCTTCGTATTCTACTATATTATACAGTACAACCGGCGATGATTGGGCATTTAATAAATTAGCTAATTCTAACCTAACAACCACTGATTTAACCTATGTTAATGAAAAATATTTAATCACTACTAATAATCCGGCTACTCCAATATTACTAAGTGAAGATGGCGTTGAATGGACAGCTTCAGAAAATTATATTGGTTTAGGTGAAGTTACTGCAAAACCAATTTCTGATGGACAGTTAATATTAAATTCTATCAATTACTTTAATGGGGTCTATGTAGCAGTTGGTCAAAATATTAACACAAGTACCAATGGTGTATTATGGAGAGAAAGATTTAAGTTTACTAATGGATTAACAAACGAATTATACTCAGTATTCGGATCAACTATTACGCTAAGTGCTCCGTATATTGCAGTTGGTAAAGGTCAATTTATTGATTATTCTACTGGTTTACAAACAATTAGAGATATTAACCTAGTATATACCTCATATGATAGTATAAACTGGAATCAGGCTACTCCGGTAACTAATAAAGGTTTTTATGGTATTACATATGACACTAATATTTTTATTGCTGTGGGTGAAGATGGGGTCATATACACTTCTCAGAACGGTGATTCTTGGTTTGGTATTAATGAAACAACTATTACCAGTGTAAACTCCTCTAGTAATATATTGAATGTGGCTGCGACTGCAGGATTTAATGTAAATGATATAGTAAGATTTACTGAATCATTTAACGTTATTTCTTCATCTACAACTTATTATATTGTTAGTATACCATCATTAACTCAGGTACAAGTTAGTACAACATTAGGTGGATCACCTATCACTCTAACTTCAGTCGATCCAACTACTACTACATATATGTATCTATATCCTAGAACACAGGATCTTAATGATGTACATTATGCTAACGGTAAATTTATAGCAGTAGGTAATGTAGGAACAATAAAAACTTCTACAACAGGTTATGCATGGACATCAGTTGCGTCAGGTGTAACTGAAAATTTACTCGGTATTAATTATAATGCAGATGATGGTGTTTGGATAGCAGTAGGAGACAATAATACTATTATCACCAGTGACAACAACGGTGCATCATGGACTAATAGTTCAGTGTTAATAGTAGATCCTACAGTTTACAATGTGCAGGGTGCTGAATTCTCATATGGATATGGTCCTGAAGAATTAGTTCCTGGGGTAGTTACTGATAATATAATGTTAACCGTAGCTACTCGTCCGGGTACTAATTGGCCAGCAGTAGAATATCAACATGTGGGATACAATGTAGTAACGGTTGAACTTACCCCTGAATCAGAACAACAAAGATATTATAGTTTCCTTTATGCAGTTACTACTCCCGCACAATTAACAGTTTCAGTCATTGATGGCACTACAGGCGTAAGCACTACAATATATCCTGATGCAAGTTATTATGTAGATTGGGTTAACAGTGTTGTAGTATTAAATAATCCATTGACTTTCTCTCCTGTTGCAGACAGATTAAGAATTGATGTGTATGAAGTTGGTAATGGTAATCAGTTAGTAAAATCTAGCACAAAATCTGATCCAATTATAACTAATACAACTACTGGATGGAATGAGATTAACTTAAATTGTAATTACTCTGCTACCATATTCACCGGCAGCGGTGTAATTAGCCCAGGCACAGTACCTAAAGAAACTGTAGCGATTGCTACAACCAGTGGCACAAACACTATTTCTTGTGAAAGTGTTAGAGACTTTGTGCTAAATAGTCCTATCACTTTCCAAGGAACAACGTTTGGCGGAATATTAGAAGACACAATATATTATGTAAAAACCATTAGTTATATAACTAATAGTATTACTGTTTCTACGACATATAATATAGGTACTGGCACAGCAGGCCCTACACTAGTGCTTTCAAGTGATACAGGTTCAATGGTGGTCATTATTCAAGTTGGTTCGGGTGCAGAGTGGACTCCTCCAATATGCTATTTAAATGGAAATAAATTAGTCTTTGGAACTACAGAAACAGTAACTAAAACCAATGGTATTACTAATACAGTTACGTGCCATACAACTGGCACATTGATACCGGGGCAAAATATTACCTTTAGCGATACAATGTTTGGGGGAGTTATAATACCACAAACTGTGTATAATATATTAAGTATCAGTGATGCTAATGAATTTATATTAGAAGATCCTGATAATCCGGGTAATCCATTAGCATTAACTACAGCAACCGGAGGAGCCGAATTAATTACAAATGATTATGCTTTTGGAATCTCAGAAAATGGCATAACAGCAAAAATAATATTTGCAGTTGGTACTTATAACACTCAAAGTGATTATTTGTCATATGCAGTATTTGGAGAAACAGTTCCAACTCAATACGGATATACTATACCTGAAACTCAAATTATATTGAGTGACGGCACTAGTACTTATGAATTAACTAATTTTGTAGGTAATGATAATGTTACTAATGCAATTGTTGAAGTTAATGGTTTAAGGGTCTTAGATACAGATTATACCATTGATTCTAATTTAAATGAAATTACTTTTGTGTCTAGTCCAAGTTTAGGTGATACTATTGCGGTTACTTCTTATAATTTAACTGATAGACAATATCTAAGCACAATGTACGATGTAAACTCGGCGTCAAGTACAGTAGCAAATATTATATCTGTTAACAATACTATTAGTCCTTATCTTGCTATAACTAATGTAACATCATGTACTTCAGTTGGTAATTTAATTACATGTGTTAGTACTACTGGATTTGTAATAGGACAAACCATTATATTTAAGGGCACTGGATTTGGTAATATTCTTACTGACGGAACAGTGTATTATATTGATTCTATACCTGGCTTAACTACATTTACCATCAGTCAGACTAATGGAGGAGGTATTTTTGATCCAGGAACAGGCTCGGGATTAATGATATCATATATAGGAGGCACGCCGACTGTTCGTGTTACCACTGGTGTCCCCCATGATTTAACTACTAATGATATCGTAAGAATTGATGGTACTTTAGGTTCTACCCAACTTAATAATGTTACTTTTTATGTACATGTGATAAACGATACTCAAATTGATTTATATTCACAAGCATATGATCCTGCTTTTACTGCAACTAATTATCCGATAACTACTGTTTCTACTTATATAAGTGGCGGATATGTATGGATTGATACTATTTTCACACTGGTTACTGTAGATGCAACTGCAACCTCAACTGATCCAATAGATGGAAATAGAATTACGGTATCATCTACTGATAATTTAGTATTAGAAACCCCTGTAATATTTACTGACTTTGGGGTAGATTTAGGCGATCCTGTACTAGGTGGCTTGATCGCAGGAACTACATATTATATTAAAGATATTTTTAATTCAACTGAATTTTCAGTATCAAGTGAAAGAAACGGTGACGAATTTGTTTTAACTAATGATTCAGGAACAATGAACGTAACACAGTGGGAACAGGTTAATGTTGATCGTTTATGGGTAACTGTTAATGGTTATCGTGTACCATCAAGTTCATTACGCATAAATCCTGCTAATAATTTAAGCATACTAGCTACAATTCAAGCTGGTGACGTTGTAATCATTACTAGCATGATGCCTTCTCCGACTCCAAATGAACAAGTATTCTTACTCAATGTTAATACAATTAATCAGGGTGTAGTGTATAGAGCAAATACACAAACTAGAACTTGGTTAGTAGAGCCATTATATAATACACATGATACGATATATGTTAATGATGTAACTAGATTGACCGATACTGTAATACAAAATGTTACAGCACCTGCTCCGGTCGATGGAATTTATAGTATTGGATTAACCGCTGATAAAAATCTGATTTCTAATATTACTGTATTCAATGTGAGTACTAATAGTATTATTAGCAGTGATTACTACTACATTTTAGTGGAGAATTTATCTCCCATACTTAAGATTACATCAGGTGTTACTACAGGAAACAGTTTATTAATTACAGTGTTAGAAGGTAATACATTGTTTATTAATGGGGAACAGATTAAATTTACTACAGTAGATATTGATCTTAACAGCATAACAGGGCTACAGCGTGGAGCAAATGGCACAGGCGAGCAGGTCTATATTCCGCAATATACTGAAGTATTTGGGTTGTTATCGTCTAATAGAATGACTAATATACTATATAATCAGACTTGGAACTCATATGATTATAATGAAACTTTAGGAGATCCGTTGCAAATAAGTAATACACAAGCAGCAGTTTTCTTAAATGGCGATGTTAATTAAATGATAAATAAATATTATGAAAGAAAAATCTTCAGAAAGTCAAGAAAATAAGGTGACAGCACCCGAAAAAAAACCCAATGAAAATGGTGGTTTCTATTTTTCCTCGCACCTCAAAATTTCAGATCCAAATACTAAACAAGTTCTAGTGCAAAAAAGAGGCGATAACTAATGTCGGTGATTACATTATCCTATAAAATAGAAGGTTTTTTGAAAATCTACGATCCAAATAATGGTCAAATATTTGTAGATAAGAAAAACGCTATTAATTATGAAAACATGTCAGAAGCTATTGCTAACACACTAAGCAGTCGTGGGTATGGTGAAATTTATGAAATGGCATTTGGTAATGGCGGCGCAAGCGTAGACGAAACCGGGGTGATTACATATCTACCTCCAAATACTACTGGAATAAATGCAGCATTATATAATCAAACTTATGCTAAAATTGTAGATGATACTAGCGTTTTTAACTTAGATCCTACAAGAAATAAAATGACTGTTACACATGTAACTGGTAAGGTTTATACTGACATTTTAGTTCAATGCTTACTAGACTACGGCGAGCCTGCAGGACAAGATGCATTTGATAATAGTACACAAACGGATGGACAATATGTATTTGATGAATTGGGATTATTGGCTAATTATGGAACGGATAATAATGGGCAAGTAATAACACGATTATTAACTCATGTCATTTTTCATCCAGTTCAAAAAAGTTTAAATAGACAAATCCAAATAGATTACACTGTAAGAATACAAAGTCTTACAAACTTGGTAACTATTTAAGATAAATAAAAAGATATCGGAGTAATTGAAAAATGGCATATACAATTGTTAAAAGTGATGGTACAGTATTAACGACCATTCCTGATGGTACAATTAATACAACTAGCACTTCTATTGGACTGCCGGGTAGAAACTACGCAGGATACGGTCAAACACTAGATACAAATTTTGTACATCAACTAGAAAATTTTGCCGATACTACTCCTCCAGCAAATCCGTTAAGAGGTCAACTTTGGTATAATACTAACAATCAGACTCTATATGTCTGTCCAACTGACGGGGAGGCTAATTCATTAGCATGGTTGGCACTAACATCTACTTCTAGCGGTGGAACAACAACCTTCGGCGCAGTAACCGTAACTGGAAATTTACAAGCAAATAATATTTCTGCTACTAATAACAGCAATGCAAATGCTGCTACATTTAGCTATCTTACTGTTTCTGCAAATGCTAATATTGCGGACGCTAACATTACTACTAGTAACATTGGCGGGTTAATAACAACTACTATATCTACTGGTTCAGCAACTACAGCCGGTACATTAACAGGAGTTTGGACAGTTTCAGGCGGTGCAGGTGGTTCTGGCGCAAACGCTGTAATTTTTAACAGTGGTGGAATTTATATTAGTAATTCTGCCGGCGCTAACTTATACGGTATTAAAACAGACAAGTACATGTACGCAAACGGAGACCCTATCTCTTTTGCAGGAACTTATAGCAATTCAAATGTTTCTAGCTTTTTACCTACTTATAATGGTAATATTCTTGCTGCAAATGTGCAAACTCCTATACTTACTACAGGAGCGAACTCTACTGCGGGTACGATAACAGGTAATTGGACATTAACAACTGGCTCAAGATTTAATGCAACATATGCTGACTTGGCTGAAAGATTTGAAGCTGATGCGCCATATGATGCAGGTACTGTGGTTGAATTGGGCGGGGAAAGAGAAATAACCGCAGTTAAGTATGAACTAAGTGAAGATGTATTTGGAGTAATATCAAATAGTGTTGCGTACTTAATGAATTCAGGCGCAGGTTCAGATTCTACACACCCTGCTGTAGCAGTAGGTGGGCGTGTGCATGTTAAAGTCATTGGTAAAATACATAAAGGTCAACGATTAGTAAGTGCTGGTCAAGGTATTGCTAGAGGTGCCCTAGAGGGAGAAGCGACTGCATTTAACACAATTGGTCGTGCATTAGCTGACAAAGAATCGTCTGGTGTAGGTACTGTAGAAGCTATTGTTATCATACGATAAGGATAAAAAATGACTTACGCACAATATGGAACGGTACAAGCATCTGATTTTAACACGCTAGTTGGTGGTAATCCCACTACAACTTCAGGAACTTTAAATGCAGTTTGGGCAACAGGTGGCACAAATGCAGGGTATGGTCAAACAGCGGTAGCCAATGTGGCAGCCGGCGGGTCCATAGCCGCATCTAGTCAATGGGCTAGTTTAGTAAGCAATACTGCGAACGCTGCCTCGCATCAAGGCACCTCTATTACTTCAGTTGCTACTCCTGTATCAGGTGGCACAATTACATATCTTTCCGCTATCCCTACAAATTTAACAACAATTTATACTAGTAGACTAAATGCTGCAACACAAGGTTCTACTACATCAAACACTGCTACATATGGTAGTACATGGTCAACGGCTATAACATTTACTCATACTGTTACTTTTAGTTCAGGTGACGCGGCCCGTTACTTTTTTAACGCTGGTGGTCAGTTAAAAGTTACATGTGCTCATGCGAACAATACTGCAGGTATTAACTTATTGTTAAATGATTTAGCAAGTAATGTGGGAACCGTTGCACTAAGTTCTCCAATAACAGGTTCTGTTACTATTGCAGGTACTTCATATAACGGGGTGACTAAGGTAGGTGGAGGTGGCAATGCGCCAACTATTTCTACAAATTCAGGCTATTATGCATTGGGTGTAGCTAATACTACATTGTTTACACAAACAGCCAGCACAGGCCCAGCTGGTTATCTAGCTACATTTATTAGAGTAATTGCTAAAACAAATGGTACTCAGGGCTCAAATGGTGATGTAGGCAACGTCATTACTCTTTATACAATTTGGGACGAAGTTCCAGATGGTTTAACTGCTGGTACAGGTTCTGCAACTACTGTTACTATAGTACCACCCGAAAATGTTTATTTACCAACTGCTAGCTGGGGAACACCCACAGTTACTGGCACCGTAGTATAATTTTATACCACTGACTCGTATCCATCTAAATACTCGTAGGAGAGTATTATGGATACTAAAACACTAATTGCAGATGCTAAAGCTAGATTTAGTCATAATGCAGCCAAATCTTATTTGAAAGACAAGTATGACAGCAAATTTATTGTTGCTGATCAAGGTGGACTTTGGCGCGCCAATTTAGAAACGATTAATTTTTTAAATTCTGTAACCGATGAAACGGTTATTTTAATTGATACATTTAATAATCCTGTACAAGTAAATAGACAGGAATTGAAAGATAAATTGTATGCTACATACAATGATGGTATGTCTAGTTGGTATCAAGAATGGGTTGAATTAGAGAATAAACGATGAGAGGTGTTCTCTTATTTGCGTTTAACAGCCCAAAATTTAATTACTATGATATGGCTGTGGCTACGGCTAAACGTGCTAATCACTTTTTAAATTTACCAGTAACATTAGTTACGGATAATGAATCATTGCCTGAGAATCCTACTTACACTTTTGATAAGGTTATAATCACCGAGCCTGACAGAAATAATAAGCGTGATTGGGGAGTATGGATAAACAAGGGAAGATATCGTGCATATGAGTTCAGTCCTTATGATGAGACTATACTCTTAGATGCAGATTATGTTATTAATTCTAATAAATTATTAGATACTTTTAATTTACCTACAGATTTCTGTTGCCACGATACTACAAGTTTTTTAATGAATCCTGACGCTACCCAAGAGGTATTGAGTGGATATAGTTTTAAAACTCTATGGGCTACTGTTATTACTTTTAAAAAAGATATTAGGGCCCGTCAAGTTTTTGATTGCCTTAAAATGGTTCAGGATAATTTTGACCATTACTCAAATATACATGGGTTTATCGCAAATACTTTTAGAAACGATTACGCATTGACACTAGCACTAAGAATAGTTAATGGACATTTAGATAAAAAGGAAGATATTATACCATGGAATTTAGTACACATTGGAAAGAATACGACTATCTATCCTGATACCGATGATGAATTTAATGTAGAATACACTGTCATGTTTGATAATTGGAAAAGAGGAAAAATTCGTAAAGAATTTATTACAATTAAAGATACTGACTTCCATGTCATGAATAAAGAAAACATGTTGGGGTTAATTAAATGAGTCAAGGGTTTGTTATAATGGCACAGAATACCAGTGAAGTAGATTATGTGAAGTGTGCCGAAACATTAGCAATAAGTATTCATAAAGTAATGCCATATGCGAATGTTTCTATTGTAACCAATGATTCTGTGAATTATTCTAAATTTGATCAGGTTATCCCATTACCACATGGTGACTTAGATATAAATGGTAAATGGAAACTAATCAATGATTGGCAAGTGTATGAAGCTAGTCCATATGATGAGACCATTAAATTAGAATCAGATATGATTATTCCCCGTAATATCATGCATTGGTTTGATGTGTGTGGACAACAGGATATGGTTCTGTGTACTACTATTAGAAATTTAAAACAAGAAATTTCAAAAGTGCGAGGGTATCGTAGGTTCATTGATGAAAATAAATTACCTGACGTTTATAATGCTATTACCTATTTCAAAAAATCTACTACTGCTAAAACTTTTTTTGAAATTGTAAGAGATATTTTTGAAAATTGGGAAGATTATAAAAGTACGTTGAAGTGTAACCCGCAAGAGCCAGTTAGCACTGATTGGGTGTACAGCATAGCGGCACACATAATCGGTAAAGAAAAAACTACTATACCTTCATTTACTGAAATGAGTATGATACATATGAAACAATTTATAAATGGTAACCCAACTGAAAATTGG